AATTAACAAGAAAAGAAAAACGAAATTATAAAAACAATTAATTAAAATTATGAAAGACCAAGAATCGGTAAAATTAGAATTCTTAATGATGGTAAATGACAACATCATTGTACAGAGATTTTTTAACGTAAGAGAGTTCAACAGTGAGGCTAAAAACTCATTAGAGCTTTATGAATTACTCTATGAGTTTAAAGATGATATTCAAACTCAATTATCTTTAAAAACCGTAACATATATGACGGACAATATGTACGAAATTATGAACAATCCGTCTATTTTGGAAACATCTTATACAGATGGTCCGGAGTACTTTAACATCTTTATTAAACAAAATGATGTGACAATTTGTCATAGACAGATAGACGCTAAAGTATACCCTCCGAAGATAAGATATACTGTGGATGTACGCCCACACCTAAAAAACTTATTAATGAACCTGACTGACATTTTTTCATCGGAAGATTTAACAAAAAAATATCTAGAAGTTAACCTAAGTGTGTAGTATTTATTAATACACTAAAAGAAAAAAAACATGGCGTCAAACAAAAATTTCGAGTATCTGGGTAGTACATTTCAGATACAATTATTAAATCAAATCATAATCGATAAGAACTTCTCAAGGTCAATTATAGATGTGATTGAAACAAGTTATTTTGAGAATAAATATTTTAAATTAATCATTCAAATGATTAAAGAATATTATACAAAATACGAACATACACCAACCTTTGATACCTTAGAACAAATCACAAAATCTGAGATACAACAACCTCTAGCGTCAAAAATCATTATTGACACCCTAACAAAAGTAAAGGAATCTACTCTTGAAGGTGCGGAGTTTGTACAAGAAAAATCTATGAAATTCTGTAAGCAACAAGAACTACAAAAAGTAATGGTTAAAGCTCAAAAAATCATCGATACTGGTGAATTTGAGAGTTATGATACATTAGAAGAAATGGTGAGTAAAGCTCTACAAGTTGGGGAACACGACAAGGGTACTGAAAGTGTTTTCAGTAACTTGGATGATGTTTTAAATGAAGATTATCGTCATCCGATACCAATGGGTATTCCGGGGATAGATAGACTCTTAAAAGGTGGTTTAGCTAAAGGTGAAATTGGGGTTGTTTTAGCACCTACAGGAGTAGGTAAATCAACATTATTAACAAAAATCTCAAATCACGCGTTTAACTTGGGGTACAATGTTTTACAGATATTTTTCGAGGATAATCCAAAAATTATTCAAAGAAAACACATTACATTGTGGACAAAAATACACCCGGATGAGTTGTCGTTGAGAAAAGACGAGGTTATAATTAAAGTTCAAGAAATTAAGGAGAAAATGCCTAATGAATTGATACTTAAAAAACTACCATCCGACACAGTAACAATGATGCAAATCAAGAATCAAATTAGAAAAATGATTTCTGAAGGAAATAAAATTGATATGGTATTATTGGACTATATTGACTGTGTTGTTCCGGATAAGAACTTGGGTGATGAATGGAAATCTGAAGGGTCTGTGATGAGAGGTTTTGAATCTATGTGTCACGAACTTGATTTAGTTGGATGGACAGCAACTCAAGGTAATAGAAGTTCAATATCATCAGATGTTGTTACAACGGACCAAATGGGTGGGTCAATTAAAAAAGCTCAGGTTGGACACGTAATCATTTCCGTGGCAAAATCTCTACAACAAAAAGAAATGAAATTGGCAACAATTGCAATTACTAAATCACGTATTGGTGATGATGGTGTTGTATTTGAGAATTGTAAATTTGATAATGGTATGTTAGAAATTGATACTGAAAGTTCAGTAACCTTTTTAGGTTTAGAAGAACAAACTGAAGAAAGAAATAGACAAAGAATCAAAGATTTGTTGGATAAAAGAAAAGAAAAAAACCAAACACAAAATTAATTTAAAAATGAAAGAAAAAATATTAGAACCAAACAATGACAGATTTGTTATTTTCCCGATAGAACATGATGATATATGGGAGTTTTATAAACAACATCAAGCGGCGTTTTGGACAGCGGAAGAAGTGGATTTATCAAATGATATTAGAGATTGGGAAAATTTATCAGACAATGAAAGATTCTTCCTTAAAAATGTATTGGCGTTTTTTGCGGCATCGGATGGGATTGTAAATGAAAATTTGGCGGAAAATTTCTTAAAAGAAGTACAGTATGCTGAAGCAAAGTTTTTCTACGGATTCCAAATTATGATGGAGAATATTCACTCATTAATGTATTCATTATTGATTGATACTTATGTGTCAGATGATAAAGAAAAAGATGAATGTTTTCACGCTATAGATAGATTACCTGCTGTTCAGAAAAAGGCTAAATGGGCTCTTGATTGGATTGAAAACGCTTCTTTTCAAGAAAGATTGGTTGCATTTGCTGCGGTTGAGGGTATTTTCTTCTCCGGGTCATTCTGTTCAATCTTTTGGATGAAATCGAGAGGAATAATGCAAGGATTATGTAATGCTAATACACTTATCTTTAAAGATGAGAACTTACATTGTGATTTTGCTATTCATTTAATTAATAATCACGTTGAAAACAAACCAAGTGAGAAGAGAATTAAAGAAATCTTATTATCGGCATTAGAAATTGAAAAAGAGTTTATTACTGAATCATTACCTGTATCTTTAATAGGTATGAATTCAAATTTGATGAAACAATATCTTGAATTTGTGACTGATGGACTATTAGTTAAATTTGGTTGTAAGAAACATTTCAATGTTGAACAACCATTTAAATTTATGGAACAAATAGCTGTTGAAACAAAAGGTAACTTTTTTGAATCAAGAACTATGGAGTACCAAAAGGCTAAGTTAGGAGAATCATTAACATTTACGGAGGATTTTTAATATGATGTCACTTAAAATTAAAAAAAGAGGGGGGGATGAGGTTTCATTTAACCCCCAAAAAATATATCAAAGAGTTAAACGAGCAGCTAAAGGTATGAATGTGAATGCTGATGAGGTATTCATTAAAGTAATTACTTCTGTCCCTACTGAAGGTATTATCACAACAAAAGAGTTAGATAAATTAGTTTATGAGATAGCAGCGGCTTACACTGGTAGTCATCACGATTACTCAAGATTAGCGTCTTCGGTGGCTATATCGGCTTATCATAAAGAAACTGATGAGAGTTTTTGTAATACAATGGAAACACTATATTCTTATGGTACAATTAACGATGTGTTAATGAATACTATTAAAGAATATGGTGCTGAAAATATTGATTCTGTAATAAATCACGAGAATGATTATAATTTTGACTATTTTGCGTGGAAATCGTTACAAGAAATGTATTTGTTAAAAACACCTCAAGGTAAAGTAATTGAGAGACCTCAACATATGTATATGAGAGTGGCTCTATGGGTGACTAAATCATTTGAAGAAGCGGTTGAGTATTATAAATCATTGTCTAACCAACTTATATCTCCGGCAACACCAATCATGATTAATGCAGGTACCAAAACACCTCAATTGGCGTCTTGTGTATTACATTATAACAATGGGGATTCTAGAGATGGATTGTTAGAAACATTAAACGATATATCAACTTATTCATCTGATGCTGCTGGTATTGGATTATGTATGTCAAATATTCGTAGTAAAGAAAGTCGTATTAACACATCAGGAGGATTTGCTGGAGGATTATTAAAGTATCTTAAAATTGTGAATGAATCGTTAAGATTCTTTAACCAACAAGGTAGGAGACCGGGTAGTGCTGCCATCTACATTGAACCTTGGCATAAAGACATTATTGATTTACTTGAGATTAAAAAGAATACGGGTGCTGAAGAATTGAGAGCGAAAGATTTGTTCACCTCAATTTGGTTACCGGACAACTTTATGAATGCTGTTAAAAACAACGGTGATTGGTATTTGTTTTGTCCTAATGATATTGTCAAGGCGGGTATTAAACCATTACAGGAAGCTTACGGAGATGAGTATGAATCAAATTACGATAAGGCAGTTGAACTTGGTTTAGGTAAAAAAGTGAAAGCTCAGACAATTTGGAATAAAATCATTGAATCTCAAGTTGAAACCGGAGTTCCTTACTTATGTTCTAAAGATAGTGCTAATAGAAAAACTAATCATCAAAACATTGGGGTGATTAAACAATCTAACCTATGTAATGAGATTTACCAATACACAGATGAAAATACCACAGCAATCTGTACATTATCGTCTATGGTATTGAAGAATTTTATCATAAAAGGTGAGTTTGATTTTAAATTATTATATAGTGAAGTTAGAAAGGTTGTGAGAGCTCTTAACAAAGTTGTTGATATTAATAGTTATTCAACTGAACAAGGTCGAAAAGGTGGGTTAGAACAAAGAGCGATTGCTATTGGAACACAAGGTCTTGCTGATGTATTCTATTTGATGGATTATATTTTCACATCTGAAGAATCAAAAAAGTTAAATAAAGAAATTTTTGAAACTATCTATTTTGCGGCAATTACTGAAAGTATGAATTTGTGTAAAACAGGTGAGTACAAACCATATAAATTCTTTGAAGGGTCACCAATGTCAAAAGGTATATTCCAATTTGATATGTGGGGATTAGATTATGAAGGGTTAGGTAGAATGTGGGATTGGGATTCACTTAAAACAGAAGTGTCTAACCACGGGGTTTGTAACTCGTTATTCACGGCTCAGATGCCAGTAGCGTCTTCAGCTAAAATCACAGGTTCATTTGAAATGACAGAACCAGCTCACTCGGCTTTATTTAATCGTCGTGTTGTAGGAGGGGAAATTTTAATCGTTAATAAATACTTAATCAGTGATTTTGAAAAAATGGGTGTTTGGTGTGAAGATTTGAAGAATGAAATCATTATGAATGAAGGGTCTATTCAAAACATCAACTTCAATCATTATTTAGACCAGGAAGATAAGAATTACAATAAGAAAGTTAAAAGAATTGAATATTTAATTCCGAAATATAAAACAATTTGGGAAATATCTCAAAGAGAACTTATTGATATGGCGGCTGACAGAGCACCATTCATTGACCAATCACAATCGATGAATATCTATATGTCAAACCCA